CCAGCGTGTTTCCTACTGCTCCAAAATCGCACGGGGCGAGATCACGGGCGCGGATGCAGACCGGATCTTCGCTTTTATCGCCCGCGCCGACCCGGATCCGGACACCGACGAGGTGAATTACCTGGATCCCGCCAACTGGCGCAAGGCTAACCCCAACTGGGGCGTGACAATTCGCCCCTCGGACATGGAAGCGTCCGCATTGCAGGCGCAAAATGACCCGCAGATGCGCAAAGAATTCCTGACGCGCTCCCTGAATGTGTTCGTTTCGTCCTTCCGGGCGTGGTTTACGTTGGATGAATTCATCCATTCCGATTCTCACTATGATTTCAGCCAGTCGCAGCTGGCGCGGCTGGTGAAATCCTGGTATGGCGGCGCGGATTTGTCCAAACTGCACGACCTGACCGCCGCCTGCATTGTCGGCGAGATTCCAGCGAAGGCCGCCGCGACGGCGGGCTGGACGCCGAAAGAGGACGTGCTGGTCATCGTCCCCCATTGCTGGTTCCCAGTGGTGGCGGCCGCCGAGAAGGCGGACAAAGACAGCATCCCGCTGTTCGGCTGGCGGGATGACGGCTGGCTGGACATGCCCAACGAGCCGTCCATGGACCCCACGGAACCGGTAAAGCAATTCCAGCTGTGGAAAAAGTCTGGCTTTGCGATCAAAAAAGTCGGCCATGACCGAAAATTTGCCCGCCCTTACTACGCAGCCATGAAGAAAGCCCACTTCACCGTAGTCGATCAGCCTCAGCTGTCGATTGCCAAGAGTGAGGGGCTTCGCTACATCGAGCATAAGGCGAAAATCGGCTGCCTGTACTACTGCCACGCGGAACCCTTTGCCTACTGCGTTCAGAATGTCCGCGGGCAGGAGAAGCAGGACGACGTAGTTGTTTACGATAAGATTTCCCCCACTTCCCGGATTGACGTCTTCGACGCCGCCGTGTTTGCTACCATCCGTATGCTGATCGATACCGGCAAGGCTGCCGATGCAGCCGCCTGGTTCGGCGATGACTGATTGTGCCCAAATTGGGCACAAAGAAAGGATTTGATTATGCCGCTTTTCAAACGCCGCTCCCGTGAGCCGCCCACAATGCTGGGCTACTGGCTCCGATCTTCCGGGGACTGCCCGGTGGGCTATCACCGACTGCTGGACACCCCGGAGGTGGCCGCCTGCATCAGCCGCATTTCCGCCATCATTTCCAGCGTTCCCATCTACCTGATGGAAAACACCCGCAAGGGCGACGTCCGCGTCCACGACGGCCTGAGCCGCCTGGTGGATATCGACCCCTGGCCGGGAATGGCGACCCGCTCCGGCTGGATGGACTGGATTGTCTCCACCATGCTGGGGGAGGGCGACGGCAATGCGTTCGTCCTGCCACAGATCGAGGGCGGCCGTTTCTCGGCGCTGGTTCCAATGCCAGGCGCGTCGGCCATTCCCGGAAACACGCCGGATGACTACCGGGTCAGCTGGCGCGGGGTGCTCTACCATCCCACCGAGGTGCTCCACTTCCGCCTGTTCTCCGATCCGGTCACCCCCTGGCAGGGGCGCGGGTATCGGTTTTCTCTTCAGACGGTGGTGGATTCCCTGCAAAACTCCGCAGCCGTTCGCAGAAGCCTGACGTCCCCGGACTACGCGCCGCCGCTGTGTGTGTTCGTCAACTCAGACGCCGACCTTTCGGACGAAGGCAAACGGGACAAGTTCCGGGAATCCTACCTCAGCGATTCCCGGGACGGCAAGCCCTGGATACTCCCGGCGGATCTGGTGAAGGTCGAACAGGTGAAGCCCCTCTCCCTGACGGACCTTGCTATCAAGGACACCGTGGAGCTGGACAAGCGCACCGTAGCGTCCATCCTCGGTGTGCCGCCCTACTTCGTGGGTATCGGCGACTACAGCGCCGCCGCTCATAACGGCTTCATCCGGACGGAGGGCGTACACATTGCCACGGTGATCGAGCAGCAGCTCACCCAGAAGCTTCTGGAAAACGAGCGCCGGTACTTCAAGGTTTCCCGCCGCCGGCTGTATGACTACGATCTAAAGACCCTGATCGACATCGACAACTCCATGGCCGACCGGGGCTATCTAAACGGCGATGAAGTCCGGGAGGATGCCGACCGCGACCCCGTGGGACTTACCGAGTACAAGGTGCTTGAAAACTACATTCCTTATGATATGTCCGGTAACCAGCTGAAGCTGGCCCCGAAGGAGGACAAAACCAATGCCTGATAAAGCTTTCCGCAGCCGCCGGACAGAGTTCCGGGCGGCAGACCCGGCAGAAGGTCAGCCCATGACCCTCTCCGGCTATTTCGTGGTTTTTGGGCAGCCCTACTACATCGACGATTGGTGCGAGGAAGTCGTTGACCGGCACGCCTTCGACGATGCCGACATGACCGACGTCCGGGCGCTCATTGACCACGACCCCCGGCTGTGCCTTGGCCGGCACAATGACAACGTGGAGACCCTGGAATTTTCCATTGACGATACAGGACTTTTCGCAACCATCCAGATCAACCCTGACGACACGGACGCCCTGTCCCTGCGTGCCCGCGTCCTGCGTGGTGACGTCGATCAGGCTTCCTTTGGATTTGAGGAGTCCTCCGTTGAGTACACCGATCTCCCCGATGGGCGCGTCCGGCGCACCATTCGGAAGATCTCCAAGCTCTGGGAGGTTTCGGTCTGCACATTCCCCGCATACGAACAAACCTACGTTTCCGCCCGTTCCGCCTCCGGGGACGCCCTGCGGCGCAGCGTGCTGGAACACCGGAAAACCAAACTGAAAAGGAGATTAAAACACCATGGCAAAAAATAAGCTGCTGCTGAAAAAGCAGCGTTCCCTGAAAGCCAAGAAACTCACCGAACTGCGCACCCGTGCCAAGCAGCTCCGGGCGCAGGAAGATGATCTTGCCCAGCAGCTGGCCGCCGTCGAGGACGCCATCCCCGAAGATCTGGAACAGAAGATCACCGAAGTGACCGACGCCCAGACGGGCGTCAACGATCAGATCGGCACTCTCGTGGACGAGTTGCAGGCACTGGATGACGCCATTGCCGAGATCGACGCCGGCGAGCCTGCCACCGAGGACGATCCTCCCGCTGATCCCCCTGCCCGTTCCCGTACCCCTGCGGCGCTTGCTCCCGAGTCCGGCCGCTTCCGCAGCCGTTCCCGCTGCTTCGCGTCCCGCACCCAGCGTGATGCGTTCTACGCTTCCTCTCCCGTCAAGACGTTCCTTCAGCGGATCCGTGATCTGGCTTCCCGCGGCGTCCGCAGCGTTACCGGCGCTCAGCTGACGATCCCGAAGGAAGTCCTGGATATTCTCCGGGACAACCTGAACCAGTATTCCAAGCTGATCTCCAAGGTTCGCCTGCGCTCCGTCAGCGGTGAAGCCCGGCAGAACATCATCGGCAAATGCCCCGAGGGCATCTGGATGGAGATGGCCGGTGCGCTCAACAGCCTGGAGTTCCGTATTTCCGAGATTGAGACGGACGGCTACAAGGTTGGCGGCTTCATCGTCATCGACAACTACATCCTGAAGGACTCCGACATCGCCCTTGGCGAGGAGATCATGTACATGCTGGGTCAGTCCATCGGCTACGCCCTGGACAAGGCCATCGTCTTCGGTCTGGGTCCCAATTCCAAGATGCCTGTGGGCATCATGACCCGGCTGGCTCAGACTGCGCAGCCTGCATACTGGGGTGACAACCAGGGCGACTGGGTTGACCTGCATTCTTCCAACGTTCTGAAGCTTAACCTGGCGTCCGCGAACGGCACGGCCTTCTTTATCCCGCTGCTTCAGGCACTGGCCAAGGCGAAGCCCACCTTTACCACGGACGGGAAAGTTTGGGTCATGAATGATCTGACCCGTCAGGATCTCCAGATCCGCGCCCTGGAATTTAACTCCAACGCGGCGCTGCTGTCTGGTATTGAAAACACCATGCCCGTCATCGGCGGCGAGATCATCACCCTGGAGTTCATGCCCGATCACATGATCTGCGGCGGCTACTGCGGCGAGTACCTGCTGGTGGAGCGCGAGGGCGGCACCTTCGCTTCCTCCGACATTCCCTTCTTCCTCCAGGACAAGACGGTATACAAGGGTACAGCCCGGTACGACGGCCAGCCTGTTTCCGGCGAGGCGTTCGTGGGCGCGACCTACGACAATACCGAGGTGACCACCACCATGCGCTTTGCCCCGGACTATGTGAACACTCCCGCCAACTCCCTGGTGGTGACCTCCGCCGCAGGCGCTGAGTCCGGCGAGACCAAGCTGACCGTGGCGGGTGCCGTCAGCGCCTCCAACACCTTCAAGGCATTCGTGGGCGCTCCCGCCGCCGTTGCGAAGGGCGACGTCCCCGGTAAGGGCTGGACGACCATCGTCTCCGGCACCACGAGCATTGCCGCGCCTACCGGCTCCGGCGTCACGGTGGTGGAGCTGGACGAGAACGGCCGCGTGATCTCCATCGGCTACTGTGCCAGCGTGACCGCCAAGACCTAATAATTCCCGCGCCGGGGTCTAACCGCCCCGGCGCACCGTGAAAGGAGTAACCAATGGCAATTCAGAAAAGTATCGTAAAAATGCCGCTGGGTATGCAGACGCTTGACTTCTGGCCGATCAAGGCAGAGCCCGCAAGCAGCCACCCCACCTATGACGAATCCATCAATCTGGGCGCTGCCGTCAAGGGCTATCTGTCCATCACCACAGCGTCCGCGTCCATCCCCGGCGACGATATCACACAGGTGGAAGATGAGGTGTTTGTCTCTGCCCAGCTGGATACCGAAACAACCATGTCCGAGCTGTCCGTCAACGCCACGTTGTTCGGGCATACCTACACCGAAGCGACCGGCAGTGATAAGGGCGGCATGGAAAGCAAAAGCTCTGACCGGGCGACGCCCGGCGGCCTGAGCTTTATCGAGCCGATCCTGACGAAAACGAAATCCATCATCTACCGCGCGACCTGCCTGCGCAAAGCTCAAGCCATGCCTTCCTCCGAGAAGCAGGAGGCCGATACCAAGAAGCAGGGCGAGCTCAGCCCCAAGAACAATGCCGTCTCCTTCAAGGTGATGGAGGATAATCTTTCCAGCTGGCGTATGCAGCAGGATTTTGAGACGCTGACCGAAGCCAAGGCTTACATTGCCGGAATTTTCGTCGCGGCCACTGCTGGCGGCGGTTAATGTTCACACCATACAGGCCGGCACTGCTGCCGGCCTGCTTCGTAGAATGGAGGCCACTATGGCTGATAATCTCAAATTCTCAGACGCAGCGCTCGCCCTGTTGAAAGCCAACCTGGGCTATTACGATTCTACCATCCCGGCGGATCTGCTGAAGTACCTGACGTATCTGCTTACCTATGCGCTGGATTCCTTCGCCGGTATGGGTATCGTCCTGTCTCCCGGCGTGCTGGAGGACGACATGGATCAAATGACCTATGCTGCGTATCTCTACCGGCATGGCGTCACCGGCGCAGGAAAGACGGAGATGCTCAGGCAGATCATTCGGGATCGGAAGGTGCGCGCCGCGACCGAAGAGGAGGCGGCAACGTGATCTACGACAAGCCCATTTCTTTGCTCGCCATGCCGGACACCACGGGCATTCCCTCGCCGGGGTGCCTCGTCCCGGTGTTTGACGCATGGTGTGCCGAGAAAACCGTCTACGCGAAACGCTTCTGGGAGGCCGTGGCCAACGGCAGCCGGGTGGACAAGCTGGTGGAGCTGCCCCTGCATCGGGACGTACCCGCTGCCGGTTATGCCCGGCTGGGCGGCCACACCTACCGGGTGGAGCAGACCCAGACCGGGGAGGACGGCGACGGCCTGCCGGTCACATGGCTGAGCCTGATGCGAATGGAGGACGCATATGACACTTACTGAATTTTCCGACGCTCTGAAAGCGGCGATTCCTGCCAGCTATCAGAGCGCCGCGCCGGCGGGTGTCCGCCCCTGCGTGGTGTGGTCGGCCTATGGCTCCCGGACGCTGGACGGCGACGACCGCACCCAGACGGCAATTCCCAAGGTGCAGCTGGACATTCTGGCCGCAAAGTTCCCGGATCCCATCATTGATGCGGTGACGGATCTGCTGTACGGGCTGGAGCTGCCCTATTCCGATCAGGGCAGCAGCTACGACCCGGACTACGGCTGCTTCCGGACGATTCTTCAGACGGAGGTGGCGTAATGGCAACGTTCAAATATAACGGCGTCGACGCACTGGACCTCACCTTTGAAAAGATGGCGAATCTTTCTGGGGACGATCTCCTGCGTATTATCCGTCCGGGTGCAGAACTCCTTCGGGAGCGTCTGATTGAAAAAGTGCGTGCGATATTTACCCAGAGATCCGGTTCATTGGCAAACTCCTTCAAGCTGAAAGAACGTGTATGGGAGGACGGCGCGGGAATCTCCGTGCTTCCTATGGGCAAACATCCGAAAAGCAGCACCGGGAAACGGCGTGGAAAGCGGCGGTCAAATGGTAGCTATCAGGGTACTAATGCGGAAGTTGCCTTTATTCTGGAATACGGCTCGCCTCGTATCGGCGCGACCCACTTCATGGAAAATACCGCAGAAGAGTCCGAACAGGAAGTCTACAATGCAATGGACGCGGAATTGACCCAGATTTTGCGTGAACGCGGATTGTGAGGAAACATGAAACATATTGATTTTGAATTTAACGGAAAGACTTACGCCTTGTCGTTCACGGCGGAAGCGCTTTTCACAATTTATGATAAATTCGGCTATACCTCCGACATTCTCGGCACCACCCACGTTCTGGAGCCTACTCTGGAGGGCTGGAAAAACTGCTGCTGGCTGGCGGCACTCATGGCTTCGCAGGGCGAATTGCAGCGGCGGCACCGTGGGGAATCGCCCCAGCAGATGCTCACCCTGGAGGAACTGCGTACCGGCTTTATGGCCGCCGACAGCGTCCTCCTCCGGCAGGTCGTCCGGGACGCGCTGGAGCAGGGCTTCCACCGGGATATTCCGAAGCCGGACGAGGACGAGGAGGTGAACCTCGTTCTTCTGGAACGGGAGGAAGCCGAAAAAAAAGCCAGGGCGGCGGCCCTACGCGAATCTATTTCCTGGCTGCGGCGACTGTTCGGCTTCACCTCAGCACCAAAGAAGCCCTGATGCTCACCCCGGGAATGTTTTCGGACTTGATGGAGGTGCTGACGCCCAGAGAGGAGGCACGCAGTGGCGACTAGACAAATTGCAACAGAAATTGTCCTTGGTGGCGAAAAGGAATTTAACTCCGCCATGACGGCGATCAACAGCAATCTGAAAACGCTCCGTACCGATATGGCGGCCACGTCCGCCGAATTCGACGGGAACGCCGACAGCATCGACGCTCTGACCGCCAAACAGAAGATACTCGCGGAGACGGCCGCCCAGAATGATGCAAAGGTTGACGCTTTACGTCAGCGCTATGAGCATCTGAAGACGACCCTTGGGGAAGATGCTGCTGCAACGGATAAAGCTAAGCAAGCCCTGAATCAGGCTATAGTTGCTCAGCAGAAAGCCGCCAAGGCCGCAAAAGAAAATGCCGATGCTCTGGAAGCCGTCCAGAAGGCCGCCAGAGAGGAAGCGGCAGCGCAGGAGGCAGCCAATAAGTCAGCCAGTGCCTACACTCCCGTCACCCAGAAGGCCGCCGGCGCGGCCAAAACGTTCGGAAGCTCTCTGAAAGCGTTCGGGAGCAAAGTCAAGGAATCGGCCACAGAAGTCAAGGCCGCCGCCCACCATGTGCCCGTTCTGGGCGAGGCGCTGGACGTTGTGGGTGCCGCCGGAAAGGTGGCAAAGGTCGGCCTGCACGCCGCCGGGACGGCCGCAAAGGCCGTCGGCACGGCTTCGGTCTCGGCGGCCAAGGGCGTCGCGTCCGCGTCCGCTGCCATGGCCAAGGGCTTCGGTACTGTCGCCGCTGGTGCGGCCAAGGGGCTTGCCGTGGCCACGGCTGCCGCCGCTGCCATGGGTACGGCCGTCATCACCACCATGGCTTCCTTCGCGAAGGAGTCCGCCGAGGCAGCGCAGGCGGCCAAGGACGCGGGCGAAACCCTCAGTGAATCCCAGGAGAAGTGGCTGGCCTACTCCGAAAGCCTGAGCGGGCTGGACGCCTCCGTGGCCAGCGCAAAAAGCGCCCTGGGCGGCATCCTCCTGCCGATGCTCAGCGATCTGTCTGCCCAAGGCGCTGAGTTCCTGAACAGCTTCGCCGCCGACATGGAGGCAGCCGGCACGGATACCGCGGCGCAGACCCAGGTGATAACGGACTACATCGTCAAGGGCGCGTCCATGATTAAGGAGCAGCTGCCCCAGTATCTCGAAGCAGGCAAGGCTATTCTCAGCGGGCTGGTTGACGGTCTGGGGGAGGCTTCCCCTGAGTTGATCGATATGGGGTTGGATCTGGTGCTGGAGCTGGTGGACGGCATTGCGGACGCTGCGCCGGATATGGCGCAGGGTGCTGCGGATCTGATCACCCGGCTGATCACCGGTCTTTCCAGCCGCGCCCCGGAGCTGTCTAAGGCGGCTCTTTCCGTGGTCACGGCACTGCTGTCCGGCCTGACGCAGAATGGATCTTCCATCGTAGACGGCGGCCGGGAGCTTATCATGGCACTGGTTCAGGGACTGAGCGACGAAGGGCCCGAGCTTCTTGACATAGGGCTTGACCTCGTGGAGGAGCTTCTGACCGGTATCATTGATTCCGCGCCCCAGCTGGCGGAGACCGCCGTGGAGCTGGTGGGGCAGCTCATCCAGGGGCTAGCGGACAGAGGCCCGGATCTGATCACTTCGGCCGTCGGCATGGTTTCCGAGCTGATTTCCGGCTTGGGTCAGGCCGCACCGGAAATGATTCCGGCCGCTGTTCAGCTTGTCACCCAGCTGCTCACCGCCCTAGTTGATTCCGCCCCGCAGCTGCTGGAAGCCGGTGTCGAGCTGGTTCTCGGACTGATTCAGGGCATTTTCAACAGCTTGGGCGATATCGGCAACGCCGTGGACAATATCGTCACGACCTTCATGGACGCCATGGCCAACAGCGACAGTAAATTCCTTCAGGTTGGCTCAAACATGATCCGGGGAATCTGGAACGGCATTAAGAGCGCAACCGAATGGCTGTACAATTTGCTCTCCGGATGGGTGGATGATACCGTTGGCTGGATTAAATCCAAGTTTGGCATCAAGTCCCCATCCAAGGTGATGGAGCAGGAGGTCGGCATCTGGATGGCGCGGGGCATCGGCTCCGGATTTACGAAGGAAATGCGCCTGGTCAACGCCCAGCTGGCGGACGCCATTGATACCTCCTTCGATGTCCCCCAGCTGAACGGCTCCCGCCGGGCGCGGAATGTCGCCGTTGCCACGGCCGGCGGCAAAACCGTGAATCTCACGATCTACACGCAGAAGCTGACCGACGCTGATATTTCCATGCTGCTGAACCTGGTCAACGAGAAATTGGGAGAGGATCTATGAGACGGATACGAAAAGTTTATCTGCAAAACGCAGCGGGCGACCGCTGGGGACTGAACGGCGAAAATGGCGTGTATGTGTCCTCTCTGGCCGGATTTGGCTATACATTATCGCCCACCTATGCAGACCTCACCCGGGGCTTTTTCCTCGCCGTCAGCGGCGAGAGCGAGCCGCAGGGGACAGTTCCTTTCACGGTGTACTTTACTCGGAACGCCTACGCAGTTTACCAGTCCTTCGTAGACTGGCTGGCCGCTGCCGGCACGGTCATCCTCTGCTACAATCCCACGGGCGACCAGGAATACCGGCGGGATGTGGACGTCAATTTCCTTCAGAAGGGCGAGTTGAACGAGGTTGGCTGGCTGGAAGTCCCCAGCAGCTTTTACGTAAAGACCCCGTGGTATAAGCCCTATGCAACGACCCTTTCCCTGGAGACCGCAGGGGGCGACAGCAGCAAGCGCTACGACTATATCTATGACAGCAGCTTAATGTATGGCGTCGACAGCTCCGGCTCTCTGGCGGGGGAGCTTCGCGGCGGCGGGCATATCCCCGGGTCTCTGGAACTGAGCTACTACGGCGCAATCACCAACCCCAAAATCAGGATGGTCGGCAACTTCAGCGGCAAGACCTTCGGCATCTGCTCCGTTACGGCGGTTCTGATTGCCTCTGATCGGCTGGAATATTCCAGCCGGCGGGAACAGTCCTATGTCCGAAAAGTCTCCGCAGACGGGACGGTGACGGACTTGCTGGACTCCCTGGATTTGAGCACCACGCCGTTTCCCCATATTCCGGTGGATGAACCCGTGACCATCTCCATTGAGGCGGACGCGGCCTTCACCGGCACTGCGGATCTCACCCTATTCTACTACTACAGGAGCGTATGATATGTGGGCCTTCGTAAAGAGCTTTGCAACCTACCGGACAGTCAAGATGGCCGCTGTCATCGCCTCTGCGCTGACGCTGGACAGTCTCAGCGCAGAGAACAGCACCGTCACAGTGGTGGGCACTGACATCGGCCAGAGCGACGCCGGGAACTGGCTGGTGATCGATGGCCAGGTGTATTCGATATCCGTGGTGAAGCCCCAGACCGACCGGACGCTGCTGACCCTCGTCTCCCCGCTGGACGTATTCTCCCGCTTGCTGGAATTATTTGAGCAGACGACCACCCAGACAGTGGGCAACTTCATCGCCCAGCAGCTGGACGAGCACTGGATCTCCTGCACGGATGCGGCCTATGCGCTGCCGTATCTGGTTGTGTCCAATTTGGACACAACGGTCTTTTCGCCTCCGGAGCTGGACAAGGACGGCTGCTATAAACTGGCCGACTATGCCAGGCTCATGCGGCGAAGCTACCGCACCACGATGCGCTTCTCCGATGCAGGGGACTCCCTGGTCTGCCTGATCGACACCCCGCCTGTGGAAGACCACAACGTCAGCTTTGACGACGGCCGCAGCCAGCTGCAAAGCCTGGACTACTCGTCCTCCGGCACGGCCAAGCTGACGGTGCTGTGCGATGTGGATACCGGCGAAAAAGACGATGCTGGTGAGCCTATCCTCTTTCGTCAGAGAAGCACCTGGTATCTGGCCGAGGACGGCACGGTATCCCAGACGATACCCGCCCGCCGTGCTTCAGGAACATGGAGCACCATATCCGTAAACAAACCAGAGGACGTGGAGACAAAGGTCATCGAGACCTTTGCAAAGAATAAGTCCAGCCACAAACTGGAATTCTGGAGCACCCTGGATCTCAGCGTCCAGGACAACTGCACATTCTTCGCCTACGGCGAGATTCTCCGCTCTTACATCTCCTACAAGCGCAAGAGCAGCGAGGACTCCCGTTACTATTACAAGTCCGGTGAGCTGGCCACTACGGCCACAGAAAAATTGAGAGGAGTAATCAAATGAGTGCGAATTTTACCGGTGTGACATTTCCCAATCAGAAGGTGACCCCGGCCAACGATGCGGTTATCCGCCGCGCCATCTTTGACGACGGCATCCTGACCGGCTGTGATCTGAGCTATTCCGGTTCTACGCTTACGATGACAGCGGGGCAGCTCATGATCTGCGGGCGTCAGATCATCCACCCGTCGTCCCAGAACTGGGCAGTAACCGAGGCAACTTCCGGGTATGCCCGGCTGGTGCTGACGATCGACGTCACCCGCACCAGCACGAAGGACACCTTTGACCAGGTGGTGGACGAAATCCAGTATGCTACGGATGCAAACGGATTTGCTGATTTGACCACAGCCGACATCAACGCTACGGGCACCAGATATCAGGTAGCCGTTTGCGTGGTGTCTCTGGGGCCTGGCGGTATTACCGGAATTGCAAGCAAGCTTGACATGACGGAGGGTGGTGGGGCGGGAGGCGTTTTGACGGTTACGGTGATTCCTGGGGAACTGGTGACGGTTTCCCTCGGTGATAAATCGCAGGCAAAGACTGCAAACGCCAGCGGCGTGGCGGTATTCAAGGGGTTGAAGGCCGGAGCGTGGACGGTAGCTGTTACCAGAAATGGTAAGCCGACTGCAAAAACCGTGATCGTTGTGACAGATTATTCCGTATCGATTCCTCTTAGCACTATCCCTGAATTCACCTACACTGGCGATTATGAAATCGTCAACGATTCTGACGAGCCTATCACCGTATCTCAGGACAACTGGAAAATCCGCTTCCTCACCTCTGGTACGCTGACGTTTACCAATCTCAACGGTGCAGAGGACGGTATCGACGTCTTCCTCGTTGGGGGAGGAGGAAACGGTGAAACTATCAGAGGTGCCAGAGGTGGCGGTGGTGGTTATACAAAAACCGTCAAAGGCGTAAGTATCGCTATTGCAACCCCATATACAGTCACTATCGGCGCTAGTTCCGGAACCAGCAGCGCTTTTGGCGCAAGCGCTAATGGCGCATCTGGCGCGAATGGAGGGTCCGGTGGCGGCGGTGGTGGTAGCTCAAGCGGAACTCCAGGTAACGGGGGCTCTAATGGGGGCAATGGAACGGCCGGAAATGTATCAGCTGGAGGAACCGGGCAGGGGACAACCACCAGAGAGTTTGGTGAATCTACAGGCAAACTCTATTCTGGCGGTGGCGGAGGTAGTGCTGCTAATGCAGGTGCCGCCGGTGACTCTACAGCTGGTGCAGGTGCCGCTTACGGTGGAGCTGCGAAAAATGGAGTAGCCAACACCGGTGGCGGAGGCGGTGCTGCATATGGTGGTACCGCAGGCCATGGCGGTTCCGGCATCGCTATCATCCGCAATGCAAGGGGGGCAGCATAATGATTTCAGGCATAGTAGGCTCTGATGGTAATCTGCTTATTAAATCAAATTACACATTTGGGTACAACTGGTCCGCCGGCGGTAGCGGGGGGACTGCCCAAGATCGGTACGTTTCCAGCCAAGGCACTGGCGGATCTAAGTCTCAACCCGCTATTGCTGGCGGCTATGGCTGCAAGGAGGTACACAATGGCTAAGAGCATGGCACTCATCGAAAACGGCACAGTTATCAATGTTCTGTGGTGCTCCGATTCCCAGCCAGAAACGGATACCATCATCAACCCCGCAGACCGTCCGGTAGGAATCGGCGATACCTACAGCAATGGTAAATTCTATCGGGGCGGGGTGGAAATTCTCACCCCGTTGGAAGAGGCGTTGAAGAAGAATGCCGAATACGAATCGGCATTATCTGAAATTGAAACCGCTTTGGGGGTGGTTACAACATGACCATCGAAGAGCGCAAAAACGCTATCCTTGCAAAAATTGCGGAAATAAAATCCAGTGGTGATGGGGAGCGGCTTAAAGAGCTGGATGAAGCTTATAAGAAAGGAGTCGATAGCGTATGACACAAGAGGAAAGAAAAGACATAATGTATGCCCAGGGGCGGGCAAATGCGCTTGCCGTGCAGGAGAAAGCCCCGAAGATGACAGGCACTGAACTGAACGCGACTGATAGTGATATTCCCAGTTTCAAGGCTGCCGTCGCAAACAAAAACATGCTAGAGCGCAAGGCCGGGTTTGTGTGTCAGTCATCTGCTGGCCGTGTGGTGCGGCTATTGCAGCCCTATGACAGCACTATCTACACCCAGGAGCCGGAAGAACTTCCCGCACAATGGGGGTTTGCTTGGAGTACTGACCCTGCAAAAGCGTTGCCGTTCGTTGCCATATCTACCAGCCCATATAATAAGGGAGACTGCTGCACGGAAGGCGGTAACGTGTACTGCTCAACGTTGGACAATAATGTATGGTCGCCATCCGCATACCCCCAGGGCTGGAAAGAGGTGAACGTATGACGGTAAAGCAAATCCAATGCCTGTTGACTTACCTTGGCTATTCTCCCGGCACGATTGACGGCATTGAGGGCAGGAATACCCAAGGGGCAATCCGGGCGTTTCAGGCCGACTACGGGCTTACCGTGGATGGGATATTCGGCATCGGGACGGAGGCGCGTATCCGGGAGGTCGTTGCTTCCGGGGAGACGCCCCAACAGCCCCAAGACACCCCGGGGACGGAGGGCGGCGCAGACTGGTGGAA